TGATCTTCCTTGATTGCATAACGCTGGTTCTCTTCGTTGGTTTCAACATCCTGCGTTGCAATAGGGCAGGTGAAGCCTTCCTCCGACTCGGTCATCCGGTCGACAGGCATTCCATCCTGAATCTCTTTTGCCAGATCTAAACCGTCTGGTATTAATTTGATTTCAATTTTCATAGTCAATCCTTTAAAATCCTGTGTATCCCTCTGGTGTCAGTGAGTCTAGCGCCATCTGAGCATAGAGATCGCCTTGAGCAGCTCGTTGTCCTAATTCATTGATTACCCCTGATTGTGACTTTGGCGATATCTTTCCCCCAAGAACAGACTGCTCAAGTTGAGGGGATGTAATATTAGCCAACGCGGCATCTTTCAATGTTTGCTCGGAAAATGCTGGTCTAAAGTATGTGTCCTGCATTGTTAAATTAGACACTGGGGCAACTGCTTCTCCGGGGGCAACTGTTACCTCACTGCTGGCACTTGGCGCAGTGACTTGTGCCATTGGACTTCCGTAGCTTGTGACACCTAACTGAGGCACGCCAGAGGCTGGGCGACCTGTTTCCGAATATGCAGACATTGGATTGACCGCAACGTCAGAAGGTTGAATATCTGTTGTCTGCTGATTTGGGGTGAAAAAGTCCATCATGCGGTCAACCATACCTTTGGTTTTGCCACCGACATACTGACTCTGACCACCAGTCATAATATCACCGAGGAAGCTAAGTGTGCCAGTTCCTGCTTCCGACAAAGGTTCACCTGTTCTTGCGCTGATCGGAACAGTGTCCTCGATACCCGTGACCTTAGTGCCTTCGCTGATTGCATAGCCCGAACCAAATGGGCCAAAGAGTGAAGCTAAACCCGCTGCAATTCTTCCCGGCATAGAAAGATCTTGGCGATAGCTTTTTGCTGTGCCCATGCTGGTGTATTGCCCCGGCTGTGCGCCGCTTCTAGCAATGCCTAGGTCTGGATTAGCACCTGTTGCCTGACCGAGAATGTTTGTTTCAGCATAGGGGTTGTTAAACACATCGAGAGCTAATGTATTCAAAGTAGCAATACCCTGTGCACCGCCCGGCGTAATACCAGAGTAGTCTATGTTTTCCGGGGCAATCCCAAACATACGAGAAAAGAACCCTTGGTTCCCGTACGGATTTGTAGCTGTGCGTCCAGTAACTCTGTTAAACTGTTCCTGAGAAAGCTTCCCTGTCGATGTCGCTATGCCATAATTAGCACGTTGCCCGGGTTCGTTTCTTCCGGGACGGCTACCCCCACCAACAGGGCCAGTGCTGATTGACGCCTCTGGCTTATTTCCCATCCCCGGTGCTGGCATTTAGAATTCTCCGCTAAACTTTGTGCCTTGAATAGCCGCACCGCCGCCACGGCAATTCATCCCACCGCCGCTGTAGCCTTTGACTTTCATCGAGCCGCCAGAACCGTAGGTTTCATATGCTTTTTCGCCGCTTTTTGACGCTTTTCTGCCGCTGCCCTTCGCTCTTTGATTTGTCTTGAGCGGTAGCTTTTGAGGGGCACCCTCTGGGTTAGGCCGTGCGTCATCCATGTCAAGAGGAAACGTGTCATAAAAAGAAGGCTTGTCACCATAACCCAACGCCTTTAGCTCTTCCTTCTCCTCGTCAGTGAGTTTAATAGTTGGCTCTGGATCCGTGGACCGTCTAGTCCCGCCGTTGTTATAACCCTTCATCTTTTTCATGCTATTCTCCAATACATTAGAACCACCATCCTTACGACGGCGGCCCTTGTTCATTAAGTTAAGCGCTTCGCGTCGACTTATTCCGAGGTCGTCTGCGAACTGATTTACTCTTGGTCGTGCCACTTTTCTTCTCCACACCTTTGATTTTGCCCTTGGCCTTAGAGGCATAGAATACCTCTTTTCCCTTCTTTTTACCATACTCTTCTTGCATGGCCTTCATAATCTTCTTGCCTTTAGCTGTAAAAGGCATGGCTACACCTTATATCCGTACATTAGTGCTGGATCGATGCCGATATTAGCAGGATTGCTTACACTGCTCATGATACCACTCAGGTCAGGGCCTCTGTATGCATCGGCATAAAAGTTCTTCGCTAAAGCTTCCGGCGTCAACCCGTTACTGGAATATGTTGGCAGCGGACCAAAATTTAACGACTTACCTGTTTGAGCTTGGTACATGTCCACGAAGTGCTTGAACATCGGATCGCCCGGACTGAAGTCTCTCCTCATACCCCCGGAAAGAACCCTCAACACTTCTCTAGGGGCTTCCTGTTGAGGATGCGATCCTCCCATAACCATTACCGTTGCCTCGTCGCCGCCCAGAAAATTCGCATACTCGGGAAACCGCTCTCGTAAACCAATGTCGTATACATGTCCCGCCTGCAACGGCTGCTTCTTCTCAACCGCACCGCCTTCAGCATAACGCTGCACAGGCTGAAGAAACCGACCAATTCCACCAGCAGGCATGTTTCCTAAACCATAACCGAATGTCATTTCCATCCGGCTCTCCTACGGTTTTCCGCTGCCTCTTCTGCTGTTGTTAGAGCAAACATATCAAAGATCATCGTTTCTCGCTTCCGAGCCATACTGCGAAGGCACCCGTCATCGCTCCGCTTACAACAGAGATCATTGCGCTCTGCTGAGTACTCAAGTCGTCCAGACTCATGCCCCACTCGATCACTCGAATGTACATTATCGTCATCACGAACATCATGAATCTTGGGAGTATCTTCCATTTCAATACCTGTTCCGCACTCACTTAGTTATACCTTTTACTTTTTCCACGGTTCTTAAACCACCAAGCCCGAGCATCCCCAGCAGCACCGTCATCAAGCTGTCCATGTCAAACACAGGAAGCTCTGGAAGTTCCATGCCAGCCATGCCTGCGCCAAAGATAATGAACGGGGCAATGACAAAATGCCATGCCATCGCAAAAGACAGAACCCACCCAAGGAAAGGACGCCATCCCGCAACAAAAATAGACCTATGCTGCGCTTCAGCCTTGTTAATTTCCAGCTGACCCATAGCCTGCTCTTGAGCATGCTTCTCGGACATCGTCGCAATCTCATGCGCCAGACGTGCCTTTTGGTCTTTGTCCTCGATAAATTGATCTAGTAGCCCGGTCACCGGACCAATAAGTGATTGCCACATTAGCTTTTCACACTCCATACAAGGAAATACATCAACAATACTATCACACCAGCACCTAAAATTAAAGCAGTGGCTATAATAGCTATTTCTATTTTTTCCTGACGCTTGCGCTGTGCCTCTTGAATAGCTTCCTGCCTAGCCACCCGTGCGTCAGCCTGAAACTTCTGCCAGTCATTCCATAACCCCGGACGCCCAGCATATATCATCAACTGCTTCAGCTGTTCTTCCTGCTCACGAATCTGCTCTAATGCAAAAAACTCTTCAATATCGTCACCTGCAAAAACACTACGCTTCTTCTTCTCGCCACGCAGTCGCAATTCTTCCTTTGCATTAACAAAATCGCCAACAGCCTTACCAGCCTTGGCGATATCTCCTGCGTTCTGTACGGCTTGCTTTATGACCGAGAAGGCTGCATTGGCAGCCGCTAGTTCTGCCAACATGTCAGTACACCTCCACGGAGCCTTTCTTCAGATACTTAGGGACACAATAAGCTGTAACCCTGTCTCGACTGTCGATCCAGTCCACATGATCGTAGTTTCCATACCTTCTCGACAATTCGCCAGCAAAGAAGTTACATCTAGTGATATCACGGAAGTACATGTCTCCTGAAGCCAAGTACCGACTTTCTCCCGTGCCGACATAAACGAGTAAAAGGAAGACGTGTACCACTCCATTACTGCCTCTTTTGAGCGGCAGCCATGTTAATACGATAGATGTTCACATCAGATCGGTCATCAGCAATTCCTTGTTGCAGCTGCATACGCTGCTGCGCCAGATCAAAAGCTTGCTGCAACTTAGCCTGATCAATCTGGAAGTCCATCTGATCGTTCATAGCCTTACGCTGAAGTTCCATTGTGTCGTTCTGAAGCTCTTGCTGTCGGATTGCGACAAGTGGATCTTGCTGCTGTGGCATCTGCATCATTGGCATAACCTGCTTCATAATCTCACTTACCTGCTGTGCAACGGCAGACTCAATCATGTCAGGGTTAATCTGCGGTACTGGTTCGCCAGCCATTTGTGCAGCCATAGCAGCCTCTTGGAAGAACTTACCTACCTGATCCCGTGCCAACATACCGACATGCTCCTGCAAGTGTGACTGCAACAGGAGCATAGCCTGCGGATTAGCAGCCATAGCAGGTGAGGACATCATCTGAGCATGTGCCATGATGTGTGACTCGTGATCCTGCTGTGGGAATGCTTGCAACATCTTGCCCTTAACTACATTCGCATTCTCCGTGGCCGGATCAATAGGCTGCGGCTGTGGTGGTGGAGGCAGGATGTTATCTACATCCTTCACATCCAGAGCGTCATACATGCGTCTGTACGCCTCGTAGAGGTTGTGCATCTGTGGGGCCGCTTGAGCAAGCTGGAGCTGCGTCTGTGCCAGCGACAGGCGCTGAGACATGGAGAAGATTGATGGGTCGCTGACAGGGAGGATGTCAACGCGCCCATCAAAGTCCTGTGCCATAATCTGTGGCGGTACGTTTGCACCCACAAAGTCAGGATATGGCATAGGGTTGTCAGCAAAAATCTCTGCCAACAATCTAAATTCATTCTTTTGTCCATAATGCAAGCGCTTATGGATGCTCGAGATTATTTTTGATCCCTGCTCGATAAGTGCCACCGTAGTTCCCACGGGAGCTTGTGAGTTGACGTCGGCGATCTTTGCGTCTGCGACTTGGGCAAATCTTCGACCCGAATCAACAACCACCCCGAGCAGTTGAGCCAGTGTACCAGAAGGTTCTTTGTACGGCAGGGGAATAATAGCATTCCGCAAGTCACCACCGGGAGCATCAATATCGCGAAACTCGCCGGGAGAAAGCGGTTCATCATCATTGCGTATCCGAACGCCCCTAGCTTTGAAGCCAGCGGGGAGATTTGAGAGTGTGCCAGCGTCAATAAGCTGACGAAGGATCGAGGTTGCAGCACGGGATAATCCACCTATAGTATGGAGTAAACCAAAGCCATAGAAACCAAAACCGGGCAGAAACTTATAATGCACAAAGTACTGACGCTTGCGTCGTAGTGGATCCATTTCTCTGTAGTTTCTAACCACTGAGAGAACCTCTCCAGAAGCCTCGTCAATCGTGACAATGTAGGGTAGCTTGATACCCGTTGGCTCACCCATCTCGTCAAGGTCCTCAAACCCCTCAAGATCGAGGTCAGTATGTATCTCAAGCAAAGTGTGAACATCATCATTATATGAAGGCCGAATACCCTGCAATTCATTAGTAGTGCTTCTAATCGGTCCTTGAGCATTTTCATCCTCCTCGTGAGCCTGTAAATCAATATCACGGTACACCCCGGCAACCTGCATCTTACGAAGCTCATTCTCCGTGTACCGAACCACATGAGTTACCCGCTCCGCTGTGTTTAAATCACTGGCAGTGTACGGCACCACCAAATCTTCAGCTGGAACAAACTTGCTGACAGCCCTCTGTCTTGCCGGATCAAAGTAAACCTTCTTAAAAGTCGAACCCGTTAAAGGCAAATAGAACAGCATCTGATCCGTGTCCGGATCAAACTCTTCCATCACCTCGGTAATCTGATAATTCATGAAGTCGCTGACGCGCTGGGCCTGCTCTTCGGTCTCTCTGGTCGGAGTTCCGAGGACCGAGGCTTTAACTGGACCACCCGCTGGCAACATTTCCTTATACGCCTGCGCCTGAAACTGCGTCACCGCTTCACTTAACAACGGATGGTGTACGCCACTAGCACCAAGAAACGGCTCAGACCGCTCCTCGTAGTTCACACCCAATAACTTCAAACCCTTGCCAATGGCCTCGGCCCAATCGTCACGGGACTCCTTGTCCTGCTCGAACCTGTCCTGAAGATCCGAGGACAGAGAACCAAGGACCGAGTCGTCAAGTACTTCAGCCAAGTTGGCGTTGTGATCGTAAGCCGCAGCTTGGACCTCGATCATCTGTTCTTCGCCAACCATCTCTATGCCGTCAGGAAGCTGGTCCTCGAGGGGTAGCTCAACCTGCATTTCTTCTGGCATTAGGTCAGCAGGACCGCCGGGACCCATAGCCATGTCTGTCATTTGTGGGGGTAGTGCCATTAAAATAAACTCCTAATGCTATGAATATAGCCTAAACAGGTCGCCAATACCAGTGCGAAGGTCAACCGGGCCGCCTTTTGCGAATCTGCGGACAGAACCTTGCGTAAGTTTATCTATCGCTGCCTTATCCAATGTCACAGAAAGAACAGGCCGAGAGATACTGTTGCCGTAGTCATACCCAAAGCCAAAGGGTGCTTCCGGGTCTGGTACAACCTTCTGAACTTTCTCCACTAGTTCAGAAAAATCTTCGGCGGGTATCTTTTTTACCTCAATATTTATGCCAGCGTCACGCAGTTCTTTGATTACCTTTTGAGGAGCATCTTCGTAGGTTGTCT